TAAACATATCAGCATTATACAAAAATGGTTCAGCTAAATCTTTTCTCATTGCTATAAAGAAAACCCTTTCTCTTTTTTGTGGCACACCCATTTTACTTGCATCCAGTAGCCAATGTTGGCAGTAATAACCAGCCAAATCAAATTCCCTATAAATCTGCCTTACATATTGCTTTGCATTTCCTAAAAGCAATCCTTTCACATTTTCAGCTATTACTACTTTTGGTTGTAACTTTTTTGCAAGGTCTCTAAAATCAAAGAAAAGGTTATCAAGTATTTGTTCTGCTTGTCCTTCTCTAAATTTCTTTTCTTTGCCCCAGTCTTTTTCTCTATTTCCAGCCATTGAAAAGCTACTGCAAGGCGGTGAACCATCCAAAATCTCTAAATTGTAAAGTTCATCAGGCAAATCAGTCCTTAATTTAAAGGTCTGTATTGGCTCTAAATAAGCATATTTTGGATTATGGTTAGCTTTGTATGCTTCAATCATTTTAGGGTCAATTTCATTGCATCCTAATACGTCAAATCCTGCTAATTTATAGCCCATTGTTGAACCGCCACCACAAGCAAAACAACTAAATACTTTGCCCTTGTCTTTTGTAAATACCGCATCCTTCAAAGTCCATTTGTAAGGGAAGTTATGTTTGGTTTTTTCAAAACCATATTTGCCATCACACATTTTTAATACTTTTTTCTTTAGTGCTTCGATTGAGCTTTAGTGCTGAAAATCCCGCCAGCTACTAACACGGGTTTTGTGCAATTTGCCCTATTAACATTTGTCTATAATTTGAGCATTTGTGCAAGGGCAAACTGACACAAAGCCCAAAAACGTTAGTGGTCATTGGGCTTATAGTTCTTTTGTATTTCATTAATGGCTTGAGATGTGGCATCAGTCCATCCCTTTTCATAACCTTCATCAAAGCCCAACGAACCGCTAACAGGCGGTTGGCGCAATGCTTCGTTAATCGCATCTAAGATACTTTTCTTCATCCCTTCTCCTATTTCGTTCCATTCGTATTGAATAAAACGGTGGTAAATTTCTTCTGCTTTTGTCATATCGTCTCTATTTAAGTTTTTCGTTAATAATACGCACTGCGCCAACCGCTAAACAGTTATAAGCAATACTACGACACTGCAAACAATGACGGTTGTGCCTTAATATTGTCGGTTCGTTTATTGCCATAATTTACGTATTTTTCGTTTATTTCAAATCCTATAAAGTTTCTATTTTCTTTTATAGCCATTGCACACTCTGTTCCACTTCCAGCAAAAGGAACTAAAATAAGGTCGTTTGGTCTGCTACTTATTAGTATTATTTCCCTTGTTAGTTTTTCAGGTTTTGGCGTGTCGTGTTCGTGGTTTCCTGTTTCATAGTTTGGGATTCTAATCACATCACCATAAAAACGTTCATTGTTAAACGGTCTGCGTAGCACTTCAAATTCTTCTCTTAGTACTTCAAATTCTTCTCTTAGTACTTCAAATTCTTCTCTTAGTACTTCAAAAGGTTTTTGCCAATATCCTGTCTTTTGTAGCATTTCATAATTTTCTTTTGTAGGTAGTTGCCATTGTACATCACCAAAATACATACCTATTAACTTTAAATTACAAGGAAGCCCTGTTTTCTCTTTTAATTTTGATGCACTTAATCCACATTTTTTTCTTTCTTCTCTCATATATTCCTTAATTGGCAAAAAATTATTTTTATTACTTCTTATCTCTACCGTAAAATCAATATCAAAATCATTGCTATACATCAGCAATCTTTCAGTAAGTGGTGCAAAGGTTCGCAAATCAGTATTAAAGCGTATTTGTTGCTTATGGTCGTTTGTGTTTTCCCATACCAAACTATTCAATAAATTAAAATGCTTATCAAATATTATTTGAGCGTAGGCAATATTTTTAGCATCTCCATACCAATAAAGCGTTCCATTATCAGCTAAAACTCTTTTACATTCTATCGCCCATTTTTCTACATCTTGCAGGTAATCATCAAAGGTTTTCCAAACAAAGTCAAAATCTCCTTTTACTTTGTAGTACGGTGGGTCTGCAATAATCAACTGCACCGATTTGTCAGCAAGATTATTATTCATCCAATCACTATGATATATTTTATTTACTTCCATTTTAAAAATCTCGTGTTAAATACCGTACTGCCCATAACAAGGGTTTCGCAAAAGCAGGGCATTAGTGGTTTATTGAACATTTGTACTACTATTAAACATTGTGCTAAATTTGAACTTTTGTGCCTTGAAGCCCTGCCTTCGCAAAGCCCCAAACCGTTATAGGGCATTTAACCGAACAACCTCACAACGTCCGACTTTTCACTATTTTGGGTTTCTAAATACATTTTACATTCCACTTCATCCAACACTTTATCGATTTGCGGTTCAAACTTCGCATAGCTTTGTTGGTATTGACTTGGTGGACAATTAAACCGCCAACAACTATATGAAAGCGGACATTCTTCATTTGTGCACATTGTAATATCTGGCATAATCTTAAAATAAACGCCCTATAACATACGCTATACAAAAGCAGGGGCCTTACTGCTAATCCAAGCGGTGTACATCTATTTATCATTTGTGCAAGGCTGAAAGGGAGTGCATCTTAACCCTTGCCTTCGTATAGCGTATGTTAGCGCAAAAAACGAAACCGTTATATGCCATTTAAAAACGCCCCGATATATTTTAATCTTTCATTAATAAAATATTCAAAATGTTCTTTATCCTCTACCATTTCTTGCGTTATTATACCCAAATCTACTTCAAAACCGTTAAACATTTGAAATAGAACATGAAGCTCTCTTGTTATATCAATGTCATTATTAATTAACATTTTACAGTTACCAAAATTGTATAATTTATTTTGTGGCTTATCCAGAATTGGTTTTATTCTTACACTATGACCCTTGTAATTCTTTAAAATTTCAAAGGTTAATAGTTCCTCTTTTGTGCATTCGAATATATGTAACATTTTGTTTCGTGTTTCAATTTAAGTTTATCGTTTAATCAATTCCTTTTGAATTGATGGCTTTAAAGCGGTTAGTTTAAACCGCTTTGAGTTAATATTTTATTTAATTTGTTTGTTGCTGTTCTTAAAGTTCCTGTTATTGCCAAAACTTCTCCGTGTTCATCTGTTACAAAATAAGTTTTCCCACCGTTAAACTCAATTTTAAATCCTTTTATTTCTTTGATAGTTCTCATAATTTCTATTTTTTTAATTGTTATGTGATACAAATATAAGAATATTATTTAATTAAAAACAAATAAAAAATAAAAATAAATGTAATTTATAATGATTCTAAATAAGCTAAACTATTTTAATTTTTCCTATTATTTTTAAGTACAAAGCGATATATCTTGTAGGGTCTATTAAATGGTTATTATTATCCTCAGGTTCTTCCATTATAATACCGTACCTATCTACTTTTCTTGAATAGTTTTCCTGTTCGATTTTTAAATTTTCTGAATCACTTGTATAATATACGTTTAAATTGCTTAACAAATCAATTCCATCTACGATACTATCCTTTGGCTTGTTAGCCTGCAAAGCGTTATATCCAGCACGCCTTAATGAAGCTATTTTTAAAGGTCTATTCGTATCACAAATTATGGGTACTTTTTTGCTTATGCCTAATTTTTTAAATAACCAGGTTACGATACCTCCCTCAATTGCAACCTCATCACTTGAATCCGCATTTATTTGAATCCGCTCCGTTGCGCTTATTTTTTCACGTATTTTATTCTCACTATGATAATTTAATTCTCTTAAATATAAATTGCCGTCGTTATATTTCGCTTCAACTATTCCAAATGGGTCTACCGCTCCCCAGTCAACTCCTACGATTATATCGTAATCTAGTTTTAAATAGTTTTCTAAACTAATTTCCTTGAAATGTAGTATTCTATTCGGACGCTCTGATTTAACTCCAAGCCCGTACACCTGCCAATTGAAATTACTTGCGCTATTCTTATCGTGATTTTCTCTGCATCTTAACAACTCTTTTAATTGCTTTGTAGTGAATGATAATCTATTAATCAATAAATCATAAGTCTTTGCTTCTTCTGCTGAAATTAGACCGCTTAAAACTACATCTGAATAAGATATGGGCTGGTATGAAAGTATTTTAGTTTTCTGTTCAATAGGACAAAACGGGTTGTCTCTAAATGTTGACTGTATTACAATTGAACGGGGGTCTTTTATTAAATCCTCAATCCAATGTCCTTTTTTTGGGTTGTAATCTATAAAAATAAAATCTGATGTCCGCTGGTCTATTTGGTTAAATGTTTCTTTACTTATTTTATATGGCTCATTTAACCATGCCATATCTTGAGTCAATCCATGTACTGTCTCCTCATCGTCCGTACCATGTATTTCAACTGTTGAATCAGTTGAATATAAGAATATCGATTCAGTTTTATTAAAGTCTTGATTTACCCTATAAAGGTTTTCACGTTTTAACATTTTTAGAAAGTCATTCAATACAGTTTTCTTACAATCTGTTTTCGTATCTCTCCAAACAGTACACCGTTTTCCGTTGTTATTCCTTGCGTAAAGGTCGTATAATTGTGTTAACGATATGGTTTTTGATGACCTTGATGAACCTTTATTTATTATGTATCTATATTTATTGCTACCATCTTCATTGCGCTCATTTATAGCATTCCAATTTTTAGAAAATACGATAGTAGCTTTCATTATTCATCGTCATCAATAGGTTGTATTATTTCAACTTTAATCGTATTACTCAAAGGTTTACTATCTGTGGTGTGGTCGGTGCGGTCTGTCCATCCAAAACGGTTCTTCATTTGCATATACCAACCATTAAATGAAAACTCTTTATTTTCAAGATTTTTGCGCCCTTTACTATTCCACCAAGCCTCTGAAAGTAGCTTTCCGCCTTTAACGGTTTGCGAAAATTCTTCATATTCTTCAAGCCATCTATTCCATAAAGAGTTAGAAAATGCGCCCCTCCATTTATAAATCATTGCTTTAACTTCAACGTCTGAGCCTCCCTCTTCGTATAAATCTAATATTTTTTCATACCAATTTTCTGGCAAAGAACTTAAATCTTCTAAGGGTCTTCCTGCTGGCATTATATTAAGTATTTAATTAGTAAAAATAATAATGTTATAAAAAATATTCTAATAATTGAGTATACTATATTATTTCTATTTTTTAGCCATGTTTTTAGGTTGTATGTTTTTAGCCAAAATAAAAAAGCTACTATTACCCTATCTATATAATAGATAAATGAAACCAATATAATATATATCAATCCTAAAAATATTTTCATAAAAGCAAAGTTAGCAAAAAGATAATTTAAAAACTATCTTTTTGCTTTTTTTTAATCTAATTAAATAGACTGTGTTTCTTTATGTATTACGTTTAGTATTTTATCTGCTGTAACGAGCTTTATTGATGTTATACCCAACATAAACATTTTCAAGTGATTTGGTTGTATTCCACATTCTTTAGCTAGTTGTGTTTCAAGTTTACCAGTTCTTTCAAAATAGTTCATAATTTCTTTAACTACGTACTCTGTAAGTGATTGTTTGATATTCATATATTTATTTTTTAAAATTGTGTCTAATATCGTATTCTCTATTTTTAAGGTTTAAATACGCTTTGTTTGATTCTTTTTTAAGTGATTGCCAAAGTTCGTCTTTTGAGTAATCTATGCCATCAACTTCTGCATATCTTATTTCTATGTTATCTCTTATATCAATGGAGAGGGAGTTATAATACTCCTGCTCCATTCGACAATTTAGAAATGTTCTACTACTTGCTCCCATCAAAAATCAATATTATCATTTAACAACTCTTCGATATTATCTTCTATTTCTTCATTATTATCGCTTATTTTTGATTCTAATGCACTCACAAGGTTGTTATAACACTTATCTGCCAAATCGTTCTCTTGTGCGTTTAAACTGCCCTCAAATTTGAATAAAGGTATTGAATACTTAACCTTTCCTTTTTGTAGTTCTTCGCTACCAAAACAAGTTATCCACTCGTCAGACATCCTCGCTCTTGACTTTTGAAAAGTATCGCCCCATGATTGTACTGCAGAACCTTTAAGTTGAATATTCACAGTTTCACCGTTTTGAAGCATAACATAAATAGATTTTGAATAGTGTCCACCTACGTTGTTAATTATTTCTTTAATTTCTTTATAAACACCTTTTGCAAGAATACCACCTTTAAAAGCTTTAACCTCTAAAATATCCGAACCTATATTCTTAATCTCATTTGACCAAATTCCAGACTTTGATTTGTCATGCCATCCTTTTACGGTGTGTGCTTCTTTTAATACTAAAAATTTAATAGGCAATTCAATACTTTGTTTTGCTTGACCATCCCAATACTTGAAACATTTGTCGTCGCTTGACCAGTCTAAATACTTTGATGCTGGTTTTTCATAATTAGACTGAAATTCTGATTTTCTACTCATAACTTTTTTTTTTAATTGTTAATAATGCTCAAATATAATTATTATTTTTTAATTAGCAACTGATTATTCAAAAAATTTAACAATTTTTTTCTTTCAACTGTTTTCACTTCGTTTGTTATTGTGTTTTTAATCCTATCGTATGTAAGTTCATTAACTGTTCCTGTGGCGGTACATATCCATTTCTCGTTATTTATTATTATATTTTCTGGAAGTGAGCCGTTAAACACTCCTGTCGGGATTTCCATCTTGTTTGATGACAAAATCTGCTCCATATTTTTTGACTTGTCTTCCTCTAAATAATTGTAGCCGGGTAATTCTATCTTTTTTTTCTTTACATTCAATGAGCGTTGCTTTTCCGTCTTTAATGGCGATGAGGTCAGCGAATCCGTTTGAGTTGCATCGAATAAGTCCAATAACGAGGTGTCCTGTTGCTTCATATTCTTTCCTTATTTTTTGTTTATATTTTGACATTGAAATCCTTTTTAAAAACGTTTAATGTATAATCCTTTTTATTCATAACTGATTTATATATTTTTTCTTCTATGCCACCTTTTGAGAATATCCAAAAAATGTAGTTTGTTTTCCGTTCCATTGTCGTTAGTCTGTCTCTACTTTGAAAGTAACTAACTGCCGAAAAGTCGATATTATAATAAACCAGGAATTCGGCATTTTTTAACGATATGCCCTCACGTCCTGAAACTATTTGCAAGGCTATTGATTTACTCGTATTGTTAAAATCCTCAAGATTGTTTGTAAGTGATTCGCCAAATATACATTTTAAAGCATTATATTCTTCTTTGAATTTATAAAATATTGCTATCTTTTTATCTTTGAATTGTTCTTTTATAAATTCAGCTTTTGAGTAGTCTAAAACTTTTGAATTTCCACTTTCAAAGATAACCGTTCCGCTGGATAATTGATGTATTTTGTTCTGTAATTTTACGCCCGTATCCGCTAAAATGACTTCTTCTTTTCCCTCGATTACCTTGTTTTTAATTAAAGATTTTATTAATATGTTTGTTGATGGATTCATATCACAATAAAGTACCTTTTCAATTACTGAGGTTTCAAATCCTGCTTGCTTTTGTGTAAAGGTTATACAATAAGGGTCTATAATTGGTTTAATTTTGTTATAATTAGCCTCCGAGTAATCCTTAACAACTGCAAAGCCTAAATGCTTATCTTTTACATTAACAAAGTCATAAGACCATTTATAAAATGTTGTGTAATGTTTAAAAGGTGTGTTTTCACTCGTCCAAAATTGGTGATAAACCTGAGAATAACTTTCGGGGAAAGGAGTTCCGCTTAAATAAATTTGAGGCAACTTACCAAACATCTTTTTGAATAACTTTGCCGACATATTAGGTTTAGGAAAAGCTCCAAAACGGTGATGCTCATCGTGTATGACAGCATCGAAATTTCCAACTAATTTATGTAAAGATTCGTCATTTATAACCGTTAAATTGAAATAGTTGTTAAATCCAAAATCTTTGTAATCGTTTTCAATTGATTGAATAGCTTTCTTTTTTGTTATAAATGCAACTTCTTTAAAATTATTTAATTTACATATATTTAAAGCCGTTGCCGTTTTACCACTTCGCACCTCCATCATTAAATAAAGTATTTTTAAATTATTTAAAATGGAAGCTCCTTTTAATGATAATTCATTTTGATAATCTCGTAACTCCTTCATGTCAAAACGGTATTTCATCTGATATGTCATTCAAAGTAACTTCATCAACCGATGAAATATTTTCGCCACCATCATTAAATTCTTTGTACCTACCTAAATGGTCTCTACCATCTACCAAGTTCCAATGCTTCCATAATGCAAATGCTTGCATCCATTTCTGATAAGTTTTATTAGTAAAATCTTTATAATGGTCATTTTCTTCTAAAAACGCTTCTTTTAAAGATGTATTATAATATCTTTTGTTTATAGTTAGCCTTTGTTCTTTGCAGAAATTAAACCAATCATTCGATGTTTCTGTTCTAAATTTCTTATCTTTTATTGACGTTAATGACTGCTTTACTAATCCATTTTCTAAAAAGTATTGTAAGCAATTAATCATATAATTGTCAAATGCAGACCATTCATCATCATTCCACTGGTCGAAGAATCTTTTATTAAATTCATCTTCAGGTGAAAAATTAGCGTTATAATGTGAACTAAATTCAACCTCATGCTTTCGCCTATCATGAGAACCGCCAAGACCTTTTAAAGCATAATTAGTTGTAATGTATATTTGAGGCGACTCAGTTACATCTAATTTAATGGCATTCTGTGATTTATATTCAACTGTCAGACCTCCTGTAATAACCGAAAACAGCTTTTCAAAATCAAAGTTTTTAGCTATATCATCATAAACCAAAACTTGCGTATCTATTGGAACTGTTTGGTAATTGAATGACTTTGAAAAATCAAAGTTTTTGCCGTCTATCTCCGACACTTTCCTAAATTTACCAATTGCAACCCATAACAGAGACTTTCCGCTTCCACCGTTGGGGGTTTCACTCATATCGTCATCGTTTGCTATTATAGCTCTATTCTCTACGGTTGTTTTATAAGTGTGTAGCATACGCCCTATAATAGACTTAAAGGCGTTGTAATTGTCTACATTCTTTCCGCACGCATTCCAAATAAAAGTTCTGAAATCTGAATTATGGTGGTCTGTTTTTTTAAAGTCACGCTTTAATACTTGTGTCTCCCAAACTGATTTAGGCAATTCATTATAATCAATCAATTCTACATTATCTACAGTAACCTTAACAACGGTATTTTGAAAATAAAATAAAGCATAATCCTGTCCATCCTTTTCTACGTCAACTATTTTAGATTCGAGCATAGATAAATACCCATCAGAAAAATACTTAGTGTTTCCTGCTAATATATTCCACACATCCATTTCCCCCCTATTTTCAATGTCTGAAAGTACAAAATCTTTAACCTCTTCGGGTTGGTATTCCTTTACGAATTTTCCCTCTTTACGAATGAATGAAACTACTTTTGTAGCGTTTGAAAAAAGTATTTTATTAAAACCCAAATGATGTAAGTAATCTCTATAATAATTGTGTACTATTCTAATTGTTCCGTTTTCCTTTTCTTCCCAAAAATGTATATCTTTTGAATTATTACAAAGCTCTTCAATAACTTCTGGAGCTACTTCCTTAAATTTTTTTTTTACCTCGTTTATATCTTTACCTCTTGAAAAGGATGTAATGAAATCACGTTTCTTTTTGTCTTCAAATTTTTCAGTATTAAAAAGCTCTTTTTTTGAATAAGCGGATTCAACTGTTTTTATTATTTCATTTGCTCGAAAATCCTTTTGCTCGTATCTAAGACAAATATTTTTACAAATTGTAATATCAACGCCAAATAAATTGAAAGTGAACGCTAATGTATTTATAGAATTATTCCTCTCAGAGGGGTTGTATTTCTTTTCAAACCACTTTAATAATCTACGCACAATTTCATCAGAATCGGTGCATGGTACAGTTACTATTTCATGATTAATTATAGGCTTTTCAAGTTCGAAAACATCGAAATCAGTCCATATTTTAGAATTATCATTTATCCATAAATTAGGGTCGTAACTATCAAAGCAAAGTCTTGAAATATCCTTACCACTTTTATCTACCTCATCACAATTCAAAGCATTAACGAAAGCATTGTAATAGCTTGCATATTGGTCATTTGAGTTTACTATTGGTATTTTAACAAGAGCCTTAACACCTGTGCCAGTTGGCGAAATCCAAGCAGAGTAAATAGTATCATTTAATTGTAAATCATCTCTAAAAATTGATGGTTCAATCAACTTATCAAAGTCTATAATCATGAAACCAGACGCTTTTATTAATCCATGCTTTGAACGTTTTTCAAAAGTACCCCCAAAGGTTGTTGACGTTAATTTTTTCTTAAGTTCATCCTTTTCAATTTTAGATTGTGTTAATCTAATAGCTTCAATTTCATTTTTAAACAATCCATTTTTTATAGATTGCAGAACTTGCTCAACACCTGAAGAATACCTTTCGGGGGTTACATCTGTTAATTTTTTAAACTTAGATACTTTACTCATGGGTCGCTATTTATTAAAAACATTGTTGAGCTAGCCACGACCAAGAGGCAAAGAATTTTTCACTCAACAACGTTTTAAAATCTATATAAATATTTTCGATTATGGTCGTTATTACATTGCAAATATATAAACATTAATCAAATACAATACATTTTAACAAATTTTTTCAATTCCGTGACGTAAAAACACGTTACGTCATGTTACGTCATGTTTTACGTCACGCCTTAACTGGCTGGTTTTAAGCAGGTTAACTACCTCCGTGACGTAATTCCACGTTTTTTGTCATTTTTCAAAACTTTTTTTTTAAAAAAATTCTCTCGCCTACTTTTTGGCTCGGGAGAGTGTGCATACACTTTTTTATATAGTATGAGTAGGTATAAACGTGGAATTACGTCACGAAAACGCATAAAGTACTAATTTACAGCGTGTTAACGCATGACGTAACGCATGACGTAATATGACGTAACGTGTTTTTACGTCACGGATTCAATAAATATCTTTGTATTTTACTATTTATATGCTTTATTGATTAGAAAAAATATATATTTGTTTCGATTCTATCCATAGAATTTTTTTTTAATTGTTTTTAGGTTGAAAGCCGTATATATATATTATTTATACGGCTTTCTTATTTAGAATGATTATAAATTGCATTTATTTTTAATTTTTATTTGTATTTAATTAAATAATATTACTATATTTGTTGAAACAATTAAAAAAGGAATTATGAAAAGATTAGCAGAAATTATCGGAATGACAGAACAAGAATTAAAAGAATTTTATATGTCTAAGGTAAACAAAGCAATGAGATTTGGTTTATCTGAGAAAGACGCTAAAATGTTAGTTATAGAAGTATTTAGAAAACAATTAGGATTATTATAATCCTAATTGTAAACAATTAAAAAAAACAATTATGAAAAAAACATTTCACATAATTTGGGAAATACAAAAAGTACCTCAGTTAACGACTGGGGAGAATTTTGAAGCAAAAAAAATGATTGATGCTATTTTGTTATTTAAAATAAAGTACCCAAAATTAGAACCTTTAGCAATTTTTGATAAATCGCAAATAATTGATTGATAACAATAACTAAAATTAAAATAATATGTCAAAAGATTGTAAAGCTGATATAATACACAAAAAAGTAAGATTAACTGTCTATAGCAAAGGCACAAATGACGACGTATTTATGGAAACAATATATTTTCAACCAAAAGGAATTAAACCACAATATTATAAAGCTGATATAATACACGAAAAAGTAAGATTAACTATCTATTGCAAAGGCACAAATGACGAATTATTTATAAAAACAATATATTTTCAACCAAAAAGAATTAACCCGCGATATTGTGAAGTTGATATAATACACGAAAAGTAATATTAACTGTCTATTACAAAGGCACAAATGATGACGTATTTATGGAAACAATATATTTTCAACCAAAAGGAATTAAACCACAATATTGTGAAGCTGGTATAATACACGAAAGCGACCCTGAACATATTTGGTATTTAGATGAACCTTGTAAAATTCTAATTAGCAATGTTAAAATAATATCGAATGAGAATGTTTCTTATGATAAAAAAAGCCGTTCGTACATCGTTCAGTAAAGTTGCTTATAACGTTTCTCGGCTTTGTGCAGGTTGGGATTTGGAACACGAAAGTTTCAATTTAGCACAAAAGCCGATTAGTATTACTGCTGTTGAATTTAGCAATTCAGCCCCACTTGCACAAAACCGATGTTAGGCGATGTGGCTTTTCGGATTAGGATTTTAAATTATTAACAATTAAATATATAAAAAAAAATGGAAGTACAAATTATCACATTACCAACAGAGGTAAACGAATTAGCTGTAAAGGTATCAGCGAACAAACAAGCAGAAGTTCAAACTGTTTTACAACAAATTTTTACAGGTACAGACGACTGGGAAAAACAAGTTGATACAATTGAAGTAAAAGACATTAACGACAAAATGAGTATTGAACTTGCCGAAGTTGCTCGTAAAAACTCAAAACAAGCTAGACTAAGTGCGGAGAAAATCTTTGATGCAAAACGTGAAGAAGTGCAAAACTTAAAAGCCGAATTTGATTTAGAAGACAAATTATGGCTAAAAGCAAAACAAGTAATGCAAATCAAATTTAAAGCAATCGAAGAAAAAGCAGAATGGAAAGCAAATTTTGTAAAAAGATTTGAAGCAGAACAAAAAGAGTTAAGAACTCAAAAAAGAATTAATGAAGTATCAAAGTATGCTGAAATTAATAGAATTGAATTTGAAGCTATGAGTGATGAAAGTTTTGATAGTTTTTTAAATGGATTGAAATCTACTTATGAAGCAAAAATTGAAGCAGAACGCAAAGCAGAGGAAGAAAGAATTGCAAAAGAAAAGGCTGATGCAGAAGCAAGGGAACAACAAAGATTAGAAAATGAAAGACTAAAAGCCGAAGCAGAGAAAAGAGAAAAGGAAATTGAAGCGGAGCGAAAAGCTAATGAACAAAAATTAGCAGAAGAAAGAGCAAAAGCAAAAGCCGAAGCAGATAGAATTGAAGCTGAAAATAAAGCAAAATTAAAAGCAGAGCAAGAAGCAAAAGCAAAAATTGAAGCTGAATTACAAGCTAAAAAAGCCGCTGAAATTAAAGCAGAAAATGACCGCAAACAAGCCGAATTAAAAGCAAAAGCCGAAGCAGAAAAAAACGCAAAAGCACCAATAAAAAAACAATTGTCTATTTGGGTTGATGGGTTTTCAATTGCTGAAATTAATGTTGAAAATGAGAAAAAAGCATTGATAAAAGAAAAGTTTGAAGCGTTTAAAAAATGGGCTAAAAATGAAATTGAAAGTATTTAGTCAAAAGTTTGTCGGTATGGTGGGGTTTCCTGCCATATCGCCTAACGGTTACAGCTATACGTCAGGTTTTGTTTTTCACAAAACTTGCGTATAGGTGGTGTTATAAGAAGTGCGGTTAATTAAACGATAAACTTGATATGGAAACGGAAAGAAAAGAATTATTAAAAATGTGCGGTGGCAAAAAGTATTCAGTTATTTATGCTGACCCTGCTTGGACTTATCCTGATTGGAATTTAAAACAGAATTTGAATGAAGATTTTTTAGGTGTAACTTCTGATAAAAAAAGAAGCCCGTCAAGGCACTATAAAACAATGAGTATTACAGACATAAAAGAGTTGCCTATAAAAGAAATAACAGATAAAAACAGTTTGCTTTTTTTATGGGTATTGCCATATATGCTAAAACAAGGAATTGAAACATTAGAGGCGTGGGGATTTGAATATAAAACAGTTGCTTTTACTTGGGTTAAGAAGAATAAAAAAACCGATAGTTGGTTTTGGGGAATGGGTGGTTGGACACGAAGCAATGCAGAATTATGTTTATTGGGAGTTAAGGGAAACCCTAAAAGAGTAGCAAAAAACATACATTCTATTGTAGAAACTAAAATTGATATTCACAGCAAAAAACCAAATGAAGTAAGAGATAAAATAGTTTTATTATGCGGAGATATGCCACGATTAGAAATGTTTGCACGAACAAGAGCAGAAGGATGGGATGTTTGGGGTAACGAAACGGATAAATTTGAAGAAGAAAAAGGAGGTAAAATTTTTAATAATTCTTTTCCACAAAAAAGTTTATTCGGAGATGTATCGTAGCATTTCTTATAACTAATTGCTAAAAGAACATTTAATA